TTAATTCAATATGCGCTGGGAGGAGTTCTATCACCATACGGACTTCTTCTTTAGACACACAGATTAACAGGCCATTGAGTTTAACCATAGGACTCCTTATTGATCTCCGGCATTGTTAGCGTTGGTTTGTTTAGCCGAATTCATCTCATGTCTGACGCGACTAATCTGGTCATATATGACTTTGCGCATTCGGTTTCCCATCTGCTAAAAAAACTTGGTGCTTTGATTCAACGACAAATATGTGGCATGAGCGCAGTTTTTATAACACTGAAACCAACAAACACGAACAACACAGAGCAGCGAGCTATTGCTACTTTATGAATGCTCACTTGGTCGGTGATCGGCTAAATGGCAAGGTTTATCAACTCACACCAAACGCGCAGACTGATGATGGCGCTTCGATTTTACGTGAACGCATTACACCAGTTGTCAATCCACACGGTAGATCCGCAGATTATCTTGGACTGGTCAGACGATCGCGGGAAAACATGGTCACACAGTCAGCAACAGTCACTTGGCAAGATCGGTGAATAACTGCTGCAATTGTTGGTATGTCGCCATATCATCACCCATTAAAAAGCACCCTTTCGAGTGCTTATCCGTTATTTAAAGAAGTCTATTGCGTTGGGTTTTCCTCCGCTTGAGGTGTTAGCATAAGGTACGCCCTGACCGCGAGCGTCGTTCATTTCGCTATACTTGTTATTTAGTTCGCGAATTGTTCCTAATGCTGCTTTTCGTATCTCAACCGGGATAGTTGGATCGTCAAGCTTACCCGCCATCTGTTTATACATCTCCACATCTTTATCAGATTGCGGGCCAGACATTTTCGGCATTAATGCAACCAATTGACCGCCAAGCGTGCCGAGTTTTGCAGTTGCTATATCTCCCGGTGTTGCCACTCCAAAAATCCTAGCACCACCATCAACCAATCTTCCGATGCCGCTGCCAGTAGCATCATCCAACAACCCTTCAACAGCATCAAGGGTAACTGAAACTTTTTGGGTGCGCTGCTGCTCCTCTGCAATAGATGTTTTGAGAGTTGTATTGCTTTTGGTTACAGGTCCTCACCAAACTGCTGAACCGTTCCTTTTTTCTGCTCCAGTTCGATTTTAGCCTGCTCGACACTCAATTTATTTGCTGCGGTTTGAGCATTAACATCGGTTGAGTAGCGGCTTGACGATCAGATTGAAATCGCGTTAAAGCAAAGCAATGTCAAAATCGGAGACCTATCTGACGATGTTGTGGCTGGTTTGCGCAAGGAGGTTGGCGCTGCGCTCAAATCTGGAAAGGCAGTCAATAAAGAGGCTGTTGCGCGTAAAATCGTGTTTGATCGACTGGGTATTAAACCAACTCGCGCTCAACTCACTGGAGACCCAATACTTTGGCAGAAACAAGCCGAGCTTGCAAAAATTCAAGGTGCTGGCGATCCGTTGCGGCAAACGCTTATTAATAACGAAAATCAGGTTATCGGTGCGCTTGAAGATGTGATTACAAAAACTGGCGGCAAGGCGACCGATCAGTATGGCGCAATCAAAGGTGCTGCTGATTCGCTGCTTGATCAAAATACACAAAATAAAGCGTTTGTTGGTGCGGCTTATGACAATGCCATGAATGCACCCGGTAATGACGTTTTGATTAACGGCGCTGGACTGGCAAATGATGTATTCACCAAGCTTGATGATGCTGCACTGGCATCATTTTTGCCGCCAGATATATCAAAGAAAATTGTCCAGATTAGTGAAAATCCGCAACTGTTCACCCTTAAAAAAGGCGAGGAGTTGATCAAGATCCTGAACACCCACTACAAGTCATCACTGCAAAACGGTCAACTGACCGCAACCACGCACGCTCTCGGAATTGTCCGCCAGTCGTTACAAGGTCGCCAAGATGAAGCTCTACAAGGCTTGCTTGTAAATGGTGGCAATGATGCAGCACAGGCTTATCAATTTGCAAGACAGGCTCACAAAGCTAACGCTGATCTAACCCAAAGAATGCCATTGCTTCAAGATGCTTTGAAAGGTGTTGAGCCTGACAAACTATTTCAGAAGCATATTCTTGGCGGTAATGCAGCCCAATTGGGTGAAACTATCGAAGTGCTTAAAAACACCAATCCTCAAGCGGTGGCTGATATTAAACAGCAAACCCTTCTATGGATTAGCAATAAATCGGTGAATCAGAATGGCGGATTTAGTCCAGCAGGCATGAAAAAAGCACTGGATGGTTTAGGGGATCGTCGACTTTTAACCATGTTTGATGCGAATGAATTAAGTCACATTAAGGACATTGCTAAAGCAGGTGATTACCTTGTGACGCAACCAAATCACTCTTATGTGAACAATTCAAATACATCTGCCGCATTAATGAATTTCTTTGGTGGTCTCATTAATAAACCGGGTGTACGTGTTCTCTTATCACCACTTAAAGATGTGGCTGATTCAGTGAAAGTAAGCAGATCATTAAAAGGGTCGGTTGCAGGCGAAGCAGTCCCAGCAGCAACGAATCCATTAATATCTAATACTCAATTAGAAATCATTAATAAGCTATCAAAAGCCGGGATGATTGGTGGAGCAAATTCAGCAAAAGACTAATATTTATGCTATAAAATCCTCATAACAATGGGGGTTTTATGAAAAAGATAGCTTTATTATGGCTTATGGTATCTCTTACTGGTTGTGCTACCACGAACGTCACTCCCTTAAAATTAAATACAGGGGAGAAAATTCAAAAAGTTTGTGTGAAGCATAACCCTAAGGTTATAGTCCAGAACTTTGAGGAGATAATTATCTCTCGCTTGGAATATCACGATATTGCAACCCAAGTATATAGCGGGGATAAGCCGGAGGTATGTGAATACTCATTAAGATATATAGCATATCAAAAATGGGATTTTTCAATGGTACTCACCAGTGCGCAATTAAGTATTTATAAAGACGATAAAAAAATCGGATCTGCTGAATATAAATTACATGCTGGTGGTTTGCTAAACCCAACCAAATACAAAAGCAACGAATCCAAGATAGAGCCATTGGTTGATCAACTGGTTGGGGGGTAAAGTAATGAGCATAGAGTTATATTTAAGCAAGAATAGATTTAAAGCACCCTAGGGTGCTTTTTTAATACCAATTTAAACCACATCAACCGCCTTAATTGGCGGTTTTTTATGTGCAGGTGAAACATGGCTACATTAGCGACAAACGTCAGTTTTCAGTGCTTTGACTCAGATGGCAAACCGCTGGCAGGTGGCAAGGTTTACACATACTCAGCAGGAACGACGACCAGTAAAGCTACATATACCACAATGGCTGGAACAGTGGCAAATCCGAACCCAGTCATTCTTGACCAGAACGGAAAGGCTAAAATCTTTCTTAGCGATGGTTCTTATCGCTTGCAGATCAAAGATAGCAACGACGCTTTGATTGATGATATTGATCAGATTTCACGTTATGTCACACAGTCAGAGTTTGCAACATTTCAGCAGACTGTAAATGATGGCGTTTCACAATTAACCGAAGTTCGTGAGCAGATTGATGTTTTTGTGAGTACGTCGATTGGCAACCAGAAAGGCTTTGCGAATGGTATTGCGCCACTTGATGCAAATGTGAAAGTTGATCCGATTTATCTTCCACAATCCACAGAAACAACATTTGGTGTGGCTAAAATAGCAACAACCGCAATTGCTCAAGCAGGGACGAATGATACCGATATTATCACAGCACTAAAACTAAAACAGTCTTTCACTTCACAACACAGTAATACAGGATGGGAAAAACTACCCGACGGCTTAATTATTCAGTGGGGTTTAGCTGCTGTTGGTGCAACAACCCCTTTTCCTATTGCCTTCCCTACAGCTTGTTACCAAGTGGCTGTATCTTATAGCTCATCTTCTGGTGGCGGTATGGTCTTTCAGCACCAATCTATAACAGCAACTAGAACAGGTGTGACTATGTACAGTGGTGGTGTTCCAAACTCATATATAGCGATAGGGAAATAATTATGGGATATTTTTATTCAGATCAAGAAAAAGGGTTTTATTTAAGTCATATACATGGTGACGAAATTCCACAGGATAGTGTTGAAATAAGTGGGGAGCTATATGAGGAGCTGTTGTTAGGTACTCAAAATGGATTCATTATTATTGTTGTGGATGGCGCAATATCGCTAGTTGACCCAATAAGTTTATTAAGTGATGAAGAAAAGGTACAGTTAAATCGGGAGAGAATGCCCATCCTAAGCCCTATTGAGTTTGACATTAAGCTGAATAACGCAGGATTGTACGATACAGTTCAAGATTTAATCAAAGACAATTTCGAGCTTCGTATTGCTTACAACCGTGCAACATTCTTTAGTCGTACAGACCCGTTTATTGATCAAGCGCGGATTGCATTGAATCTTACAGATGAACAAGTCGATGAAATGTGGACAAGCTAGACCCACTTAATACTCAAATAATCCACAGCAACCCTGACCTTTAATGAGATCAGGGTTTTTTATTACCAAAATTTAGGGGGTCTCATGCAAGACCATGAGAAGAATTTACTTTTACTGATTGCAATCGGTGCGGCTATCGGCTTTGCCAAACTGCTTGTTTCAGATGAAAAGCTAACATGGCGATTGACGATAGGGCGCACCATTCTTGGTGCCGCTACATCAACCATAGCAGGTGCCATTATTCTGCAAATTCCCGACATTAATCCACTGGCCTTGATTTCTCTAGCGTCAGCGCTTGGCATCATGGGGAGTACGTTTATCGAGTCTTGGCTTAAACGCCAAGCAAACACTTGGAGTATTAAATGAAATTGATTGATAACTGGAAACAGGCTTGGAAACTCAAGTCAGTACAAGTAGGTGCAATTAGCGCATTTTTTTATGCCCTGATTTTATTCTCAGAACAGTTTTTAAATGTCTGGGCAGTGATTCCGCAAGAGTTGAAAAACAAGATTCCTGAAAACGNNCACTCTAATAAAGATCCTGGTGCAGTGAATGGAAAATTTAAAGAAGCCGAACTGGTTTCTCAATTCCGTAATGCAGTTGCTTACTATTTACGTGAGGCAGGCATTCAATATAAAACGGATGGGGTCGGTATACTCAATCAGGATTTAAATGCCGCCATCAAACTCATTAAAGGCTCATCTGTAGCTGTTGAATTCCATATGAATGCTGCTACATCAAAGCAAGCGAATGGCATTGAAACCATTGCATTACCAAAAGACAAGAAACTAGCTAAGGATTTATCTAAGGCCCTAGCAGATGCTTTTGGCAGTCGTCTACGTGGTGACAATGGTTGGATTGATCAAAGCCAATCTGCGCGAGGGAAGCTCGGATTTATCAGCAATGGCGGTTTGATTGTAGAGCTTGGTTTTATCTCCAATGAAGAAGAATTATTTCAATTTAATGCTCGATATTGGTCGGCTGCTAAGGCTGTGGCTATGATTTTAATTAAGCATGAAAAAGCCCTCAAGTGAGGGCTTATTCCTTCCACTCATCCACCATATCAGCCCAGTCTTGGAGCATTTGCCTACGATCATCCAACCATTTTGCATGATTGTATGTCGCCCTTGTTTTATTTTCTTCAACATGCG